AATAGAAATCCCAACAGATAAACTGCCGTGGGCAACACCAATGGTACCCATAACATCTGCATCTATGACAGAGAGTGGTCAAAGTGCAACGGGATTATATCAAGGTTCTTGGGTAGTTGGATTCTTTCGAGATGGCTCTAATGCACAGGATCCTGTCATCATGGGTTCAATTCCAAGTACATCAAGTGCGGTTGATTATCAATTTGGATTTACTGACCCTGATGAGAGATATCCAGTTCCAAGTAAATTAGATATACCAGAAACTCCAAGAGCAGCTAAGACAACATCTGAAATTAATTATAAGCAGTCTTTCTCATACACAAAGAAAGTAGAATTGAGAAAGGCACACGACACTGTTCCGACCGCAAATGCTGCGCACGAGATGAATTGGAAATTTCCACCAATCGATAGTGTTGTTGCGCCTGTATATCCAGCCAATCATGTTTTATCTTATGAAAAGAAAGATGATGCAGACGAAGCATCTCATATCATTGAAGTTGATTGCACCCCTGGTCAAGAAAGAATCTCAACGATTCATAGAACAGGTACGTATAGAGAAATCACACCAGTGGGTGATGAAACAAGTGTGATTGTAGGAAATGATTTTCAAGTTGTTGTCAAGAACAGAAATGTCAATGTCATAGGAAACTGTAATCTAACAGTTGATGCTAACTGTTCCACCTACATTAAAGGTGATTGGAATATTCAGGTTGGTGGTAATGTTATCGAACACATTGGTGGAACTCTACTACAAACAACAGGCGGAACTTGTACAGAAGCATATGGTGGCAATCAAGTAACAACCGCACCGAATATCTTCCTTAATTAGAAGATCATTCATACATAAAAGATATAAATAGTATAAATGCCTAATAACTTTTCAGATAATGTCAGTAATTCTAGAGCTGCAAGCAAAACAACTTATACTGATTTGCCACTGAATCTTGCTCTACACCCAAATACAAATGATTTGACTTCTCTTAGAGATATTGATGCTGTGAAAGCATCTGTTAAGAATTTAGTAATGACTAACTTTATGGAAAGACCATTTCAACCTACACTTGGAACTGGTGTTACGGGTCTTTTATTTGAAAATAATGATGCCTTCACTAAGGAATCTATAAAAGATGAAATATATAGAGTTATTAGAGAACATGAAAGTAGAGCAAACGGTGTCCAAGTTGAAGTTTTAGATAACTCTGACAGGAATGAATATATAATAAACATAAAGTTCAATGTTATTTTCTCACAACAAAGACAAGAAATGGAATTTTACCTAGAAAGAATAAGATAAATGGCAACACAATTTAATGTAACAGAACTAGATTTTGATAAGATCAAAGAAAATTTGATCGCGCACTTTCGATCCTTACCCGATTCGAAATATCAAGATTATGATTTCGAAGGCTCGGGTCTTAATACATTGATGGATATACTGGCATATAATACGCACTACAATGCTATTCATGCTCACACTGCGATCAATGAATCATTTCTAGATTCGGCACAGTTAAGACAGAATGTTGTCTCAAGAGCAAAGTTACTTTCCTATATTCCGAAAAGTATTTTATCTCCTTGCTGTATTTTAGATATTGTAATTCCTGGCTCTACTAATGAAAATGCCGAATCCTATACACTTCCTGCGTTATCAAAAGTTACATCAAAGATTGAAGGAATTACATATAACTTTATAACTCTAGATGATCATGAAGCGACTTTAAATAGTAATAATGAATATGTCTTTGATAATGTTAAATTTTTCGAAGGTGTTCTAAAATCACAAAGATTTATTGTTAGAGATTTTATCAATAATAATCAGCAATATATGCTCAAAGATGATACCGCAGATATTTCCACATTAAAGGTCAAAATATTTGATAATGATAATTCAGATAACTATAATGTTTATTCAAGGTTTACATCATTTAATTCAATCGACTCGAATAGTAATATATATTTTATAAGCGAAACCTCAGATGGAAATCATCAAATTGAATTTGGTAATAATGTGTATGGTACCGAACCTCTTGGTCAGAATATAATTGAACTTGAATATATCAGTACATCAGGTGATGCAGCAAATAATGCAACACAATTTAAATGGGCAACTAGTGGCATCACTCCTAAATCTGTTACGCTCAATACAAAATCTACTGGCGGTGCTCCTAGAGAAAACATTGAATCTGTTCGTTTCAATGCACCACTTACTTTCATAGCACAAGAAAGAGGTGTGACAGTTGATGATTACATGGCACTCATTAATAGGGATTATGAACCTGCTGAGATTATTTCTGTTTGGGGTGGAGAAGATAATGTTCCACCCAGATATGGTGAGGTAATGGTTGCTGTCAAGCCACATAATGCTGAGACACTTACTTCTGCACAAAAGGTAAATCTAAATGATTTATTAAAATCTAAAAATGTTGCTTCGACATCTACCACTATTGTCGACCCAGAATATACTTACATATATTTCGATATTATATTTAAATATAATTCTAATCAGACTACTCTCAATTCTTCTGAGTTGCAGACACGAGTAAAAGATACGTTGAGAACTTTTAATGAAGAAGAATTAGAAAAATTTAATGTTGTATTTCGCCATTCAAATCTATTAACAAACATTGATAGAACAGATATATCGATCATAAGCTCTTTGGCTAGAGTTTATGTTTATAAGAATCTTAATTTAGCGGATATTTCAAATATATCTTCATCTTTCAATTTCAATTTTCAAATAAATGGATCAGTTGATCAAGATGAATCTATGTTATCAAGTGATGCATTTAGACAGAATAATTTTAATGTTAGAATAGGTGATGAGAGTTTTAATGCTACTCAAAGAAGAATATATACATATAGATTGGATAAAGATAGAAACGAAGTAAAAGTTGATAGTAATGTTGGAACTCTAACACCAAGCACAGGAGAGATAAACTTTACAGCTATATTTTCTGATTCTAGACCTATCATAAAATTATATGCTTCGCCTTCTTCTAATGATCTTGTTGCAAAAAGAAATACATTATTACAGATAGATTCAGATAAATCAGTAGTTCGTGCTGATAAAGATACAGTATCCATCTCAGGTCCAGCAGGAGCAACAGATTATATAACCTATAATAGACTAGATTAATATGGAGATACCCATTGCACAGGCCCGAGCGGCGACCACAGAGCCAAATACTGTGAACAGTTTAATACCTGTTCATCTAAGATCCGGCGCACAAAATTTTGTTGATCTTCTTGAAGATTATTACGCATATTTAAATACCGATGGTCTTCCATCACAGGAAATTAATAATATTCTTGTAGAACAGGATATTGATAGAACTTCTCTTCAATATTTGGATTCTATTCAAAAAGAAGTTGCTATGAATGTACCAGGCGCTGTGGCGTTTGATAGAGTATCTTTATATAAGAAAATTGTAAATTATTATTTAACTAAAGGTTCACGAGATAGTATTCTAACATTCTTTAAGATTTTCTATGATGAAGCCGTGGTTGTTAGTTATCCAAGAGAGCTTCTTTTTGCTCCATCGATGGGTAATTGGGACCCTGATCTTTCTTCTGAGTCATCATCAGAACCCGGAGCATATCGAGATGGCAAATCTTTTCCATCTGGTAGAGACAAAATTCAAGATAGTTACTTTTGGCAGAATTTCTCTTATGTTATAGAAACTTCTCTACCTGTCGATAATTGGAAAAGTAATTTCCTCAATCTTGTGCACCCTGCGGGCTTTAAATTCTTTGGAATCATTGCGATCTTACTTGTTCGGTCAAACAAATGGATTGGTAGACATGTAAGATTTGATGAAGATACCAGAAAATATGTTTTAGATGATTCATATAGTCAAAAACATTATCATTATCCTTATCAAACAAAATTTCAAGAGAATCTAGATTGGATGATCGGTCTAATACCGCCGGCACTCCTAACAAAAGTTAATAGATATTCTTTCAATGAAGGTTATCATACTCCAACTTTTCAATTTGGCACTGTTCCATACCAATCTCTTATTAATATACTCATCATTAAATATATGGATGATGATAGATTTAATTTGTTTATTGAATTAATTCTTAACTATGTTATAACTGAAGACGGCAATCATTTTTTAAGAGGCCGAGATACTTATCTACAAGATATAAAATTTTTGGATCGTGATGGTTTCAGTGAATTCAAAAATACATTGATTGGTGAATCATTAGATGATAATAATTTATTGTCTCAAAGGATTTTTCATAATGTGTCTTCTTATGTTAAATCCGAGATAACTGTTGCACAAGAAACAGGAAGAAGTATAAGAAAAAGAATAAGAGGTATCATTCCAAGTGATACAACCAAATCTATATATACTCAAGAATCATATAATTCTGACTTGAAATTTGCCAGAAATGAAGAGTGTTGGGCGAAAGATATTAAAGGTATGACAGCTATATCCCCTTGGAATAGTGTAGCTCAAAATTTAAGATCGGGTGTTGCTATTTCGCCAAGGCATGTTCTTTACGCAGAACATGCGCCGTTAAGGAAAGGTTATACAATATATTTTGTAACACGTAATAATATCACAATTTCGAGAAATATTATACAGCATAAAGATATATCTCAAGGAGGTAGACTTACATATGGTGATTTTGGTGTAGCATTATTAGATTCACCATTGCCCGATGATATTGAAATAATGAAGGTTCTACCTACTGATTCATATAATTATTTTCAGATTACTGATCATGTTTCATCACCCGAGGATGTTTCATCACCCGAGGATATGATATTTAATTATCACCAAACGGGGATGAATGGAAAAGATAGACCTCTTGTATTCAATACAGATATTGAAGAAAAAGCAAACATCAGATTCATTGAAAGTTTAAAATGGGGCGATGCTTCTAAAGGTGGTATAAAAGGAGGAAGAGCAAGCACTGCTTCATCACCAAACGGTCCCGCTTCAGAATCTCAATGGTTTGAAGCAAATTCTGGTGATTCAGGTAATCCTATAATGATGCTCCTAAAAGGAGAGGCTGTACTTCTTGCTATCTCATTATATAAGGGTTCTCCATTCTTTGGACAATACAGAAATAACAATGAACTTAATCTATTGATTGAAGATGTCGATGCACTTGAATCAATTGATAACTCTTTAGAAGTTACTAGTTTTCTTTATGGTAGGAATAGATATACAAAGGGAGACGATCTTCATAATGGACGACCAATATATAGTGGTTCAGAGCCAGCCAATGATAGTCTTAGTTTCAGTATTAAATGGAATGGCGATGCATGGGTAAGACAAATACAAAACGCCTTTGGAGGTTCGCCCCCAAGTCCAATACATAATTTCAATGGTGCCTTCCCCTGGCAAACACCAGAAGGAAAAGAAGCTCAAACTGGCTTTACTCAGTTCGAGCCAAATGTCTTTTTTGGAACAGGACACAAAGTAACAACATTTGATTTTAGATCCGATAATAGAGTTGAAGTTTTTACACCTCTTAAAATTGCAGAAGGTGTAGACACATCATTTAGTGTAGCAGAAGGATATTCAACGAGTCCAGATAATCTTACTTCTAGTCACCCAGATTGGGAAGGTAGAGAAATCAATTTTGATGCGGGTGTAGATAATGGTGATCAATGGACTAACGATCCTGCAAATGGTAAGATTTTTTGCACAGGTTTGTTTAAAAATATTAGAACAGCGAAACCCATTAATGCAAGAGTTGGTGATATTATTAAGGCTTCGGTAGATTTTGATTTTGGTACAACTCCTAATCAAGCTGATGATGAGAGAACATTCATGTTATCTTTATCTGATATAGGTTCATATCCAAAGATTGATGAAGAGGTGTTGAATTATAATGATCTTTCATTTTTTATCAGATTTACAGAAAATAATAATGGATTCTCTCAAGCAAAACTTATTCAAAGAATTGAGGGCTCCGCAGATCAATTTATCGGAGGGCTTGGTCTTAATGCCACTCAAGGTGATCTTCTCAGACTAGAAATTGAAATTGATGTTAAATCATCTGCTGCTACAAGCACTGTTACAGTTTCATATGAAAATATCACAGATACAGTTACGATGACTAATAATCCTAAAATCATAACTGGGATTGATTCAGGCTTCTATAATTCTCTACTTAATCGTGATCCAAGTATAAGCATGACAATTCAGGCAGGAGAATTGACCGATACTCTTGTAGGGACAATCAATGTTTATAATGCATCTTTCAAGAATTTGGTAAGTTTCAATACAGAGCAGATTGCAACGATGGGTGCGCCTTCAGAGACATCTACATCTAATGAAAATATTTCAAGTTTTGTGTATGATACTGTTACATTCACAAAAAGTTCTTCTTTGATTAATGATAGACCTAGATATGATACTAGTAGTGGTGGTATTATTTCTTGGCAAGGCTCAAACTGGACACTACTAACATTCGCAGGATTTGGAGGAACTCGAACAACTATAATAAATAGTAATGATACACCTTTTCCATGGTTAGAACTTGATGGTACTACATCTTCTAATTTTTCTAATCTTGTTGGATTAACAACTTTTATTGGAGATAGTATAGAAATAACCAAAAAATCCTTTGAGGCAGATTCATCAAAAACACTATTAACACTTGGAACAGGTTCTGGCAATTATATTGTAGGAGAAGAAATCACACAAACAAATGCGGCGACAGGTGTTACTGTTACTTCTGAGATATTAGCAATAAATCAAGGCAACATTGAAATATTGAATCAGACTGCAAGTGATGGAAGTGATACACTATTTTCCGCTACAGAAAATCCGGCGCCAGATTACTTATATACTGCCAAACAAATTGATGCGGTAGATGAATCTCATTTTGATGTAATTGTTACAGATGATAGAAATTTTCAGATTATTAGTGATCTAGCAAATGATGGAGTGCCTAATGGTAAGCCCGTATTTCTTAAAAAATCGAATGATGCGACTGATCCATTGAGATTTGGTAGCCATCGTATTACATT